CCTATGGGGTATCGACCCGACCGACCCGAACCCCGCACGCGAATGGTTCGCCCGAAAGGCCGAAGCCATCAACGCTGAGGAGACCAACATGACCGACGCCCGAAGCATCGACGAGACGATCTATCCGGTCGCTCCCGCCCAGGCCGCCGTCTATCAGGCGCTCGAGGACATCGTCGAGATCCACGGCAAGTTCGACCAGACGACCGGCCCCAACGGTGCTCACTACGTCGCTGAGTCCCCGTTCGCGAGCGAGGGTCTCGTCTGCTCCAACTGTCTCTTCTACGAGGGTGCGCGTGCCTGCGAGATCGTCCAGGGCGACATCGCCCCGGAGGCGATCTGCAAGTTCTGGCAGATCCCCGAAGCCCTCGTCGTCGAAGGCGACCAGCCGGCGCCGACCCCCGACATGCAGACCGAAAGTCTGTCGCGTGACAACCTGTCAAGGATTGTCGAGTTCCGGGCCATGCCCTCCGACGACGGTCTCACCCTCCAAGGCTACGCGGCCGTGTTCAACGAGTGGACGACCATCGACTCGTGGGAGGGCACGTTCCGGGAGCGCATCGCCCCCGGTGCGTTCAAACGGACCCTCGGTCAGCGGATGCCGGTCCTTCAGTTCGACCACGGTTCCCACCCGCTGATCGGATCCATCCCCCTCGGTCGAATCACGAGCATCGTCGAAGACGAACGCGGCCTCAAGGTCAAGGCCCGACTCTCCGACAACTGGCTCGTTGAGCCGGTACGCGACGCCATTCGTGATGGTGCGATCAACGGCATGTCGTTCCGATTCTCGGTCCCGGCGAACGGTGACAAGGTCGTGCGAGGTAAGGACGGCACGCTCGAGCGCACCATCAACGAGATCGCCCTCTACGAGGTCGGTCCCGTCGTGTTCCCCGCCTACGAGCAGACGACCGTCGGTGTACGATCCCGACAGGCGCTCGACGCGCTCCAAGACCCTGAGGTCCGAAGCGAACTCGCCCGGATTCTCGCAACTGGCACCGACGTCAAGTCGCTCGCCACAAATCCCGACCCGGTCGCAGACCACTCGGGATCAACCGACTCCGACTCGCAGACCACGCACTCGGAGCGTCAACCCCGATCCCGAGCCCAGCGAGAAGCCCTCGCCGCTCTCCATCTTCACTAGGAGATCCCATGCACCTGCACGAACTGCGTGCCCAGGTCGCGGAGATCCGGTCCACCGTGGTCCGCCTCTCCGAGATCGACGACATCACCCCCGAGGACGACGAGGAGCTCACCGCGGCCCTCGAGGCGTTCGAGGCCCGCAAGGCCGAGCTCGACGAGCTCGAGGCCCGCGCCGTCCGCATCGAGGCCGCCAAGGCCGCTGCGACCGAGCGTCACGCCGGCATCGACAGCCCGACGATCCTCAAGCGAGTCGAGCCCTCCGCGCTCGACCTGCGTTCCGCCTCCCGCGGTGAACTGCGCGACGCGGCCCTGAAGGTCCTCGAGACCGAGGGTCGTGGCCTCGCCGCCCACCAGGAGGACCACGTCGACCAGCTCCTCCGCACCAAGACCGCGTACACCGACGGTGGCGTGATCGCGAAGCGGATGCTCATCACCGAGTCCGACGCGTACCGTTCGGCGTTCGCCAAGGCGATCAGCCAGCCGGTGCCCGCGTTCGACGCGGACGAGGTCCGTGCGATCAACGAGTTCCGTGCGATGAGCGAGGGTGTGGACACCGCCGGTGGCTTCGGCATCCCGGTCCTCATCGACCCCTCCATCATCCTGACGAGCGGTGCCGCTGCGGCCCCGGTCCTCAACCTCGCCCGCGTGGTCACGATCACCACGGACGAGTGGAAGGGCGTCTCGTCGGCGGGCTCCTCGTGGTCCTACGACGGTGAAGGCGCTGCGGTCTCGGACGACGCTCCGACCCTCGCCCAGCCGAACATCCCCGTCTACACGGCCCGCGGGTTCATCCCGTTCTCGGCGGAGATCGGTGCCGACTACGTCGGTTTCGCCTCCGAGATGCGTGCCCTCCTCGACCAGGGATACATCGACCTCGTGGCGTCGCAGACGATCACCGGTTCCGGCTCCTCGCAGCCGTTCGGTATCTTCGCGGCGCTCCAGTCGAACACCAACGTCGTGGTCGTCGTGACCACCGACGGGTCGTTCGGTGCGGTCGACGTGCTCAAGACGTGGAAGTCGCTCCCCGAGCGGTACCGCGCCAACGCGTCGTGGATCATGCACACCGACGTCGAGAACGAGGTCCGTGGTTTCGCGACCTCGGGTCCGGGCTCGTACTACACGGTCGACCTCTCGGCTGCCGGCATCGGCACGCTGTTCGGTCGTCCGGTCTACACGACGGACTACGCGCCGGAGTTCACCGGTGTCACCACGCAGGCGAACATCCTGGTCGTCGGTGACTTCTCGAACTTCGTCGTCGCCCAGCGGGCCGGCATGAGCGTCGAGCTCATCCCGCACCTGTTCGACGTCACGAACAACCGTCCCACGAACCAGCGTGGCTTCTTCGCCACGGCCCGTCACGGCTTCGACAGCGTCGCGGACAACGCGTTCCGGATCCTGCAGAACACCTGATCCGGTACCACCCACTGATGGTGAAGGGGATCGGGCCTACGGGCCCGGTCCCCTGACCCATCGCAGCCGCAGCCCACTTCTCCCCTGGTCAGGTCGATGGCTGCCGACCCGGCCAGGGGAACCTTCCCGGAGGCACCATGTCCGAACCGATCGTGTTCGCACTATCCACCTGTTCCACCACGGACCCGCAGACCGGACTCATCATCCGAGTCGTCGAAGGCGAACCGTGGGCCGCGAACGACCCGTTCGTGAAGGCCCGATCCGACCTGTTCGGATCTCAGCCCGAACGGATCCGCCGAACCGTGCCGGCCGCCCCTGTGATCGAGCAGGCGTCGAAGGCCCCCGGCGAGAAGCGCACCACGAAGCGTGGCTAAGCCCAAGGGGCGCGCGGTACCCGCAGCCAAGCAGACGAAGGTCGCTGTCGCCTATGTGCACGGCGCAGAAGTCGCCCATTCGTGGCATCAGTCCATGCAGTCCCTTATCGCATGGGACCTGAACCACCATCAGCACGTCATGGGTGGCGGCTGGTTCGCCACCCGATACGGGACCGGTGGCATCGTCCAGGCACGCAACGACACCGTCAACGCATTCCTCACCCAATGCGAAGCCGACTGGCTGTTCTGGGTCGACACCGACATGGGCTTCACGCCCGACAGTGTCGATCGGCTCCTCGAGGCCGCCGATCCCGACGAACGGCCCATCATGGGTGGACTCTGTTTCGCCATGCGCGAGGTCGCGCTCGATGGTCTCGGCGGGTACACGGTCCAGCCGACCAGCACGATCTTCGATTGGGTGCAACTCCCGAACGGCCAGCAGGGGTTCTGGACCCGACAGGAATGGGAAGCCGACACCGTCACTCAATGTGCCGGCACCGGCTCGGCATTCCTCATCATTCACCGGTCGGTGTTCGAGAAGGTCGAAGCCGAGTACGGGCGCACCTGGTACTCACCGGTGTTCAACACTTCCCTCGGGTCGTCGATCGGTGAGGACCTCTCGTTCTGCTCGAGGGCCGGCGCACTCGGCATCCCGATTCACATTCATACCGGCGTTCGCACCAACCATCTGAAGCAGGTCTGGTTGGACGACAAGTTCTACGAGCGCCTCGAGATGATCGGCCAGAACGCTGAACCGTCGACTGGGACCTGACGCCCAGCGGTATCTGGCCGCAGGAGACGGGCACAAGGTCACCCGGCCCTTCCACCTCAGATGGGCACTTCCGGCGCTCTGTGGGACAAATCTGAGGCTCTGGTGGACAGTCTGGGGTGTGTCGTGGATCGTGCTCGGTGTGAGCACGGTCGGATGGGCGTTCGCTCGAGGACTCACCCCGATGCAGGCCGTCCTGACCGGGGTTCTGCTACTCGCGTTGCCGGGCATTCTCGGCCCTGGCGTGAGCATCCCTGTTCAGGTCGATCTGCCGGCCACGTCCCTCACGATGCTAGGAGTGGCTCTCGCAGTCACCGGCCGACCCATCTGGATGGTCGTCGGGATCCTCGTGATCGCATGTGCGAGCTCGGTGCGTGAGACCGCCCCAATCTGTGCGGCCCTCTGGCTCTGGTCCCCCTGGCCCCTCATCGCCCTCATCATCCCAGTTGTCATCGCGCTCGTTCGACGACCGGCCGAATCCTCGGGAATCCCCGAATGGGATCGCATCACTGCGCATCCGATCCGCACCAGCCTCGAGTATCACGCCGGCCAATGGCGCAACGCCAAGGTCATGGTCCTACCGTGGGGTGTGTGTCTGGTTGGGCTGTACGCTCTGGACTGGAAACTCGCGATCGTGCTTGCGGTCGCCTACGCTCAACTCCTGGTCGCGACCGACAGTGTGCGCCTCTACCAGCATGTCGCCGGTCCCGTCCTCGCACTCGCAGCCGCATCACTCATCCCCGACCCGTGGGTACCGCTCGCGATGGTCGGACAGTTCTTCTGGCTGACGATCCCGGAGCGAATCTGAATGGCAATCACGAATGGGCTGTGCAGCCTCTCCGACGTGAAGACCGCCATGAGCGTCTACGACAACACCGACGACGGGCGCATCGAGCTCGCCATCAACACTGCCAGTCGCATGATCGAAGCCGCCTGCAACCGGCGGTTCTATGCGGACACGAACGCCACGGCCCGCACCTACGTCGCGACCACCTACGGGCTGTGCCTCACCGATGACATCAGCACCACCAGCGGACTGATCGTCAAGACCGATACCGGAGCGACCGGCACGTTCGACCAGACGTGGGCCTCAACCGACTACCAGCTCGAGCCCCTCAACGGAATCATCGACGGACAGTCGTGGCCGTACACGCAGATCCGAGCGATCCGATCCCTGACGTTCCCATTCGATTACGGGCAGGCGCTCGTGCAGGTGACCGCCAAGTGGGGATGGTCGGCCGTCCCGGATCCGATCAAGCAGGCCGGCATCATTCAGACCATCGCGATCTTCAAGGCTGCCGAGGCTCCGTTCGGTGCGCTCGGTCTCGCAGAGACCGGGATCCTCAGAATCCGCACCGGTCTCCACCCGACCGTCGCCGGTCTCATCGCCCCCTACCGTCGGGAACCGGTCCTCGTCGCATGAGCACCGTCTCCGAGATCAGCGAAGCCCTCAAGAACGCACTCACCACCGTTCCCGGTCTGCGCGTCTACGACTACCTGCCCGACCAGGTCAACCCACCCCTCGGATACGTCGGCATCCAGTCCGTGAACTATCACGGAGCGTTCCGAGGCGGGAATCCGGTCCACACCTACACGATCACGATCGTCATCGGCAGGGTCAACGAACGCACCTCACAGAGGGCTCTCGACGATTTCCTGTCCTACGATGGAGACCGAAGCATCCGAGCAGCACTCGAAGCCGACCCGACTCTCGACGGTTACGTCCAAACCCTCATCGTCACCGACGGCGGAAACCTCGCCCCACTGACGATGGGTGACGTCACCTACGTCAGCATCGACTTCTCAGTCACGGTGTACCCATGACGTCCTACAAGATCACCGGCGGATTCAATGTCGCCGGCAAGGCCCCCGGCGAGATCGTCACCGACGAGGACCTCGAGGGCAACAACATCCCGGTCCTCATCGAGGCCGGGTGCATCACCCCCATCAAGGCCCCGAAGGCCCGAACCCAGGAGAACTGACAGATGGCGAAGATCGTCCTCGTCAACCCGGTCATCACCGTCAACGCGGTCGACCTGTCCGACCACATCGCGTCGGTGACCATCACGAAGAGCATCAACGAAGTGACCACCACGGCGTTCTCGAGCAGCTCCACCGCTGGTGTGACCCGAGTGGGGGGCCTCGAGGACTCCTCGATCGCCCTCGCCTTCCACCAGGACTTCGCGACCGGCAGCAACGTCGAAGCGATCGTCTACCCGCTGATTGGTGGCACGACCGCCATCACGATCAAGCCGGTCAACTCGACCACGACCTCGACGAACCCGATCTACTCGGCCACCGTCCTCGTGACCGAGTGGACCCCGCTCAACGGTGCCGTCGGTGACCTCGCCACCGTCGACATCACCTGGCCCGTCTCGGGCGTCGTGACCAAGAGCACCAGCTGATGCAGGGGTGGGCGGTCAAGGTCATCAAGAACGATGGCTCGGAGGCCACGTTTCCGGTCACCCCCAAGGTCATCGTCGCGTTCGAGCGGTTCCACAAGACCGGCATCGGCAAGGCATTCCAAGAGAACCAGAAGATGGAGCACGTCTACTGGATCGGTTGGGAAGCCGAACGCACGGCCGGCCGAACAGTCCCGGTGTTCGACACCTGGCTCGATGGCGTCGATGCAGTTGAAGTGCTCGACGGTAGCGACCCTTTAGACGAGAGTCCTACAGCTACCTGATCGCGTCCATCGCAGCCGAGACGGGCATCAGCCCACAGGATCTGCTCGACGCACCACCCGGATTCGTGAACATGATTCACGACTATCTGGTGCAACGCGCCAAGCAAATCAACAAGGGATAACCGTGGCATCACGACGGCTAGTCAACAAAGGCGTCGGGATCAGCGATCTCGATGACTTCCGCAAGGACCTCCAACGTCTCGTACGCGAAGGCGGTCCCGATGGGTTGTCTCTGTTGAAGGCTGCGAACTATCGAGTGGCCGAGCATGTCCGCTCGAAGGCTGTACGACGCGCTGCAGGTGTAGGTCCCCAGTCTGCGAAGGCTGCGACGACACTCCGAGCCTCGAAGGCTGCGACAACGGCACGACTCAGTCTCGGATCGTCGAAGATCCCCTGGGCCGAGGGTGCCGAGTTCGGTTCGGGAATCGGACTCCGGCGGGACATCGGTGGACGCAACGGTCCTAACCCCGGTATCGGTTGGCTCCAGTTCAAGGCGGGTGATGGGTCCGACCTGAACTGGAAGCAACCTGGCTACGGGCAGACCGGCTACTGGTTGTTCCCGACGATGCGTGCCGAGACCGAACAGATCAAGGAGATGTACGTTCGTGAACTCGACGACATCTGCAAGTTCGCATTCCCGAACGGACGGCTCTGATGGCTAAGACCCGCAAACTCATCGTCGATGTCATCGCAGACGCCAGCAAGTTCACGAGCGAACTGAACAAGGCCGACGGGTACACGAAGCGTCTCAAGGGTTCGATGAAGAACCTTGGTAAGTCGCTGGCGATCGGAGCGGCTGCTGGTGGGGCAGCAGCGGTCACGTTCGGTGCCGGTGCGATCAAGGCCGCCGAGGAAGCCGAACAGGTCCAGAAGCGCGTCGGCGCGATCATCAAGGCGACCGGTGGTTCGGCCGGCGTCACCGCAAAGCAGATCGACAAGTTCGCCAGCACCCAACAGGGCTTGGTCGGAGTCGACGACGAAGTTCTGAAGAAGTCCTACGGGATCCTCCTGACGTTCAAGAACGTCCGCAACGAGGCCGGCAAGGGCAACGACATCTTCAACCGGACCGCCAAGTCCCTCGCCGACCTCTCAGCCGCAGGATTCGGGAGCACCGACTCCGCAGCGAAGGCAATGGGTAAGGCCCTTCAGGATCCGGTCAAGGGCATCACGGCTCTTTCTCGAGCTGGTGTGACGTTCACTCAGGCACAGAAGGATCAGATCAAGGGTTTCGTCGAATCCGGTGACCTGCTCTCCGCCCAGAAAGTCATCCTCGGTGAGGTCGAAGGCCAGGTCGGTGGTACCGCTGCCGCCGGTGTGACTGCCTCCGAGAAGATGAAGATCGCCTTCGGGGAACTTCAGGAGAAGATCGGCAAGAAGCTCCTGCCCGTCTTCGAGAAGGTCTCCGACTGGATCATGAAGAAGGGCCTCAAGGCCGTCGAAAAGTTCTTCAAGTGGGCCGAGGAGAACACTCCGATCATCATCGCCTTGGCCTCTGCGGTCGGTGTTCTCGCTGCTGCGATCGGAATCGCGAACGCTGTGATGTGGCTCCTATCGCTGAACCCGGTCGTGATGTGGGTGATCCTCATCACCGCTGGCGTCGTCGCTCTCGCAGCGATCCTCGTGATCCTCTACAACAAGTTCGACTCGGTAAAGAACGTCGTCGATACTGTCGGCCAAGTGCTCGGAATCGTCGTCCAAGGAATCTGGACGGGCATCAAGTGGTACTTCGCACTAGCGAAGAAGGAAATCGAGATCCTCGCTGAGGTCTTCACCTGGCTCTGGGAAACGCTAAAGCCGGTCGGAGAAGCACTCATTGACATCTTCAGTGGAGTGTTCAACGGCATCAAGGCTGTTCTGCGTTTCGAGTGGAATGCCCTCGTCGCGATCGTCAACCCGATCCTGAAACTCCTCAACAAGATCCCGCAGTTGAGTTGGCTTCCCGACGAACTGCCTCGCTGGCCGGATGACCAAGGCTCGAGCTCCCGTAAGCCGTACATGTCGGGTGGCGTCAGGCGAATGGGTGAGGGTGGTCTCGTCACTCGAGCCACCGATGTCACTGTCGGAGAACGAGGCCCCGAAGCCATCATCCCCCTCGATCAACTCGGCTTCGGTCAACCGACCGGCACGACAAACATCACGATCAACGTCCAGGCATCACCCCTCGCCAACCCGTCTGACGTGGGGGCTGCTGTCGTCGATGCCCTCAAGGCATACGAGCGCCGCAACGGCAGCCTCAAACTCAAGATCGCATGACGACCCGGCCCACGATCCTCGTCGAGATCGCATTCGACAACGGTGCTCTCGACTACAACCCGACCGTCTGGACGGACATCACCAGCTACGTCCGGGACATGACTATCCGGCGTGGCCGTACAGACGAGATCGAGGACTTCACCGCAGGCTCCTGTTCCCTCACCCTCGACAATCGGGACCGACGCTTCGACCCACTGAACACGGCCAGCCCCTACAACGGGAAACTCCTCGCCCGCCGACAAATCCGTATCAAAGCCACCTGGTCGACCACGACCTACACGATCTTCCGAGGAAACATCGCCGGCTGGGGAGTCTCCCCCGACATCAGTGGCGACAGCACCTGGCAGATCGAGGCATACGACCTTCTCGCCTACCTTGCCGGCGTCAACCTCCCCCAGACGCTCCTCGCCTTCGTGATCGGAGCCATGGGCGGATACGAAATCACGACCTACCTGCCCCTCGGAACGACCGATCAGGTCTGTGTTGACCAGGTCAGCAACAACGACTACACGCACACGACCTCGAGCCCGAAAACCGGTGAGGACGTCAGCCCCTACCTCGGGGGCGGTAGCCAGCAATACGACGGCACCTACGGGACCATCGGACCGGTCATCGACTCGACCGGTGCCTGGACCGTCTCCTTCTGGTTCAAGACCGAAACCGCCGGACCTGCCGGAGGGCTCAACCCGATCCTCGCTGGTGCCGGCCCCGATCCGATAACGATCGGCATCGACGAATACGGGCGTCTCGCCTACCGGCGCGGCTCAGGGAACACCGCTCACTCCGGATTCTCGGCGATCAGTCCGAGCGTCTGGCATCACGGCTGCATTGGATACAACGGCTCTGGTGTTCCCGAGGTCTGGGTGGACGGTGTGCTCCTCTCGAGCGGCAACGCAACCGGGACCGGTACCGATGGCAGCGGATTCCAACTGATCGGCATGAGCACCAGCCCTACCGATTCGACGTTCTTCACAGGGAACCTCGCCCACGTCGTCTTCTACCCGGACACAACCTACGTGGACCAGATGTCACAGTTCGCTAAACGGGATTACGCTGCAGGAGCCGAAGGACGATTCATCTTCAACTCCACCAACGACTATGCCGGTCTCAGCACCTGTGAACTCGCTAACTACATCGCGATCACCAACAACATCGACTCGGGGTGGACGACCGCCGATACCGGGCAGATCATCCCGACCGGGATCACACTCGGTGGGACAGCCCTTCAGACGATCCAGAAGCTCGCGCTGACGGAACGAGGACGCACATTCGTCGACGGGTCCGGACATCTCACCATCCAGAACTCGGCCAACGACTACACGGCCACCCGATCCACGACCGTTCAGAGCATCTTCACCGATGCCAGCCTCGTCGGAACAACCAACAGCCTCCCATTCAGTTCAGTTAGCGCGATCCAATACAACGACGCGCACCTCGTGAACGAAGCCAACGTCACGATCGGCAATAAGGCCGAATACACTGGCCTCGACACGGCCAGCCAGTTGATCTACGGGAAGCGCCGGCAGACATACGAGACCTGGCTGGCATCACAGGATCAGGCCCGAACCTATGCAGAAGTGATCCTGTCGCAGTATGCGGAACCTCAACTTCGCATCGAATCATGGACAACCAACGGCTACACCGATGCCAGCAAGTCGTTCCCACAGATCCTCAACCATGAGATCGGTGATCGGATCCGGCTGGACCTGTTCACCGACGAGACCTATCCGATCAGTCAAGAGATGCTGATCGAGCAGATCGAACACAGCATCACCCCTGAAACATGGACGACGACCTATTCCGGGTCGCCGGCCGTTCACGCCTGGCTCCTCGAGGACGCAACGTATGGTCTCCTCGAGGACACCACGATCCTCGGATGATTCATGGCCGCATTCACTAGTCCCAGCACCCGATCCTCCGGTTACAAGATCACCGCGGCGAACTGGAACGAGCTCGTCAACGATCTCATCTACCTCGGATCGGGTACCGCCTCGGCAGGACGACCTGCAGTAATGGCGAAGAGCACTGCCACGACCAGCCTCACTCAGGACACTTGGGTTGGCCCGATCGCGTTCGCTGCTACCGACGAGTATTCGACCGATACGTCGATGCACAGCACCAGCACGAACAACAGTCGACTGATCGCCCCGGTGACGGGTCTATACCAGTTGACCGCCGACATCTATGCGGACGCTCACAACCAGTTCGAGCCACTCCACATGATGATCCGCAAGAACTCTGCCGGCTCGAGCACCGGTGGCACACTCATCCTCCAGAACACGGCCTGCTTCTCGACGAACCCCGTCGTCCTCACTGCCTGCAACGTGGCAACCTACGTTCGACTGTCCGCCACGGACTACATCGAACTGTTCCTGATGTCCGAAGCAAGTGGTGAAGCCCTTGTCGGTACGACCCAGGCGCACCGCTTCGGGATGATCTGGCAGAGCGCGTGACCCATGGTTCTCGCTGCTGAAACAACTCTCGCTGGGATCGGAGTCGTACTCGCCGGCCTCGGTGGTCTTGCTGCCCTCATCGAGTCAATCCGAAAGTGGATCGTTCGTAGCAGTATCCAACAGGTCGAAACCCTTGCTGCCGTACAAGAGATCACCTCGAACCTGAATCATCTCGACGAGCCATTCGGTCAACATCCGACTGTCGGCCAGATGATCGGACGCATCGACGCCCGAGTCGATCGGGTCGAGTCGAAGATCGACGGACTCCACGAGGATGTCCGTACCCTGTCGAATGCGATGTTGGCGCACATCACCGACGAGGCACACCGGACCGCTCGGCTCGAGGAGCACGTTCAGCAGCTCGACCGACGGAAATGGGAGGCAACGAATGAGCAAGGCGTCACTGACTGAGTTCGCTGCTGCGAATCCCGCAGGCACCCCCGGATTTGGTGCCTGGATCGAATCGATCCCAGAGTTCCCCGAGGTTCTCGCCGGCTGGCAGGCCGGTATCAGCCAGTCCCAGATTCGACGGTGGCTGATCGAGGAACGTGGCTACGACGCCACCCTTGCCACCCGGAACCGTCTCGCGCATCTCTCGAAGCAGTATCCGAGGACCACTCGTGGGTAAAGACCTCCGAGGATGGGTCGACGATCAGCCAGCACAGGATCCCGAACTCACGCGTCTGGCTCGTGAACTCGAGCGAGTTCGTGCGGAACGCAACGTCGCCAGGGCTGCCCATCGGGAAGCCGAGCACGAACTCGAGTCCCTGGCCGAACAGGTCGAGCGGCTCACCGCGCTCGATGGCGTCAACGTCGAGACCGCCCGCTGGACGAAACCCCGCAAAACGAAACGGGCCAAGAACGCTGCCACGGCCCTCATCATGCTCAGTGACCTTCACTTCGACGAGATCGTCGACCCGGC